TAGCCGCCTTGGTCTTGTAAGTGGATGTGTATGTGCCTGGGTTCTCCCGGGCAAGGCGGTCCAGGATGGCCTGGGTAAGGACCTCACCTTTGGCACCGTAAACGTAGGGTGTGCCCAGTTTGTCCTTGCAGTGCTGAATTAATCCTGCTGCTGTTTTACTCATAGTGTTTTCCTCCATCAAAAAAAATAAGGCCCAGGGGCATCCCTGAGCCATGAAAAGTTGTGACGTCACAAGTTGCGATATCGCAACTACTCTATTTTCTGCGATTTGCCCTTTAACACTTCAATGGCATTCACTATCACATCAGATTTCACTATCCCCATGAGTCCTGCATTCTCCACAATAGACAACGACTCATTCGCGATAAATCCATATGTGGCTGCCAGCATAATATAATCTACTCCCAAGGCCACATCAAGCTGATGAGCTACCGCCAGAAGGCACACCATCATAAATTTTTTGCACAACCCTTTAAGCATGGCGTTTGAACTAGCTGCACCGCTCTCTGATTTTGGTGACTTTTTAAATACCACAGCCACTAAGAATCCCGCCAACAGGTCCAGACCCATAAGTATGAGCACGATACTCAATGTCGGGGTCCAGCCGCCAAAAAGCTTTACTCCCGCCGCTGCGGCCATACCTGCAATGGCGCATATAATATCTTTCTTCATTTTCATATACCTCACCTACTCTGTAATTAGCTCTTCACATTCCAGATCAACCAGTACCTGGCGCACCTGGTCCTTAATTTTATCCGGGACCTGCCTGAATGTCTTCCTCCCCTTTACAATCAGGGTTGCATAAATGACTGCCATGGTATCTACCTCCTTCCTCAATAATAAAAAGAGCAGCAGTCTAAGCATTAAGTACCGCCTCGACTTCCGCCCTTAACTTCTCCGGGACCTGTTCAATCGTTTTCTTGCCCTTGCGAATAAGGTCCGCATATACAATTGCCATATAGTCTGCCATTCTTTACACCTCCATTCCCTCGTAAATTTCTGTCAGGGCCAGCTGGGTATTGGTTACCTCTTCGGCCAGTGCCAGATTGGCCTCATACTGTTCTGTAAGCGCCAACTGTGCCTCTGTAAGCTGACTATCCAGACTTACCACCTGTTCCTGCAGACGTCCAATATCTGACTCAGGCAGATACGCAAAGACAGGCTGTGGATTACTGGCATCTGTCACGTCAATATAATTCAACTGAGCTCCATCAGGAATATCCACCCACATGCACCGTAATCCCTGTGGTAAAGTTTCTTCTCCATAAATAATTGACCATATACGGCCTGTAACGTCGTATATCACTAATGCTTTCATAAGTTCAGCTCCTCCTTCCTATACAGGTCTTCCTAATATAATTCGGTAAATAGTAGCGCTATATCCGCCAGAATAGCCACTTGTACCGATAAATACTGTAGGCTGCCTTCCGATATCAAATATGTCTAAAGCTACTTCCCTGGTATTGGAATCTATCGAATAACTATTGCTAGTCGAAACTTCCCAGCTACCGTAATCAGCACCCTGTCTAACTACGCCGACAGTTAATGATACATTACACGAATACCTAACATATAATTTTCCATAACTACTGAATGATACAGGCGAATTGAAGGCCACGCCTTTTCTAGATGGTTGATCCGAGTTTGTTGCAAAAGATATGGTACTTCCAATATTAACATAATTTGTATATGAACCACTATAATTAATTCCAGTAGTATTCCCATCTAAAAATATATTATAGTACCGATCCAGCCATCCCTCAAATGTGCCTGCACGTCCAAAGATGGTCACTCCTCTTTTTATATTCCAGGGCTGTAAATTTCCATCACCTACGATTGTCTGGTTCCCGGTCAGATACTGGTTGGCGGCTATCACCTGGTCATAGTTTTGCCCGTAGTAGGTTGCAGCCCCTTTTTCAGCCATAGTTCCTGTCAACGGATTACCGTCTTTATCAACAATCACTTTTCCCTTGCGTACATCCGACGCGGCTGCTGTTATAACATCCAGGTCAGCTCCGCCACCGCTTCCAGGTATCCATAACCTTCCCATCTGTTTCTACACCCCTTTCAATCCCACGGTCAGGTCAATCGTGGGCTTCTTATTGTAACATTTAAATGTTGCCTGGCCATCTGCCGTGTCCCCATCGTCAATCATCCCAAATGCCTTGTTATACGCTTTCACCTGTTCCGGCGTCGCCCCGTCTGCAATCACCTTTACCAGTATGGGGTTGTCCTCCGTTGTCAGCCCCTCTATCGGCACAGTCTGGGTATATGGGGCTGCGGCGCTCCATCCAGATGCCTGGAGTGTGACGGGGACAACATGGTTCAGGGCATTCACTGCCTTATTCGTGGTGTTAATGTCATTCTGTCCAAACTTATCCCCCTTCTGGGTATATGGAGTGACATCTGCTATCGTGCAGGTACCATCCTCATTGGTGTCAATCCTCCAAATCCTGGAACCCTCAAAGATGTCGTCCTTATAATCTGTTTTTAAACTCATTACTCAAATGCACCTCCATTAAGTGTGAACGCCAGGCGCCTGATTCCTTCGGCCCTTCCTAATATATTCCTGTATATCTTCAGGCAGGCGGATTCAATACGGTTCAGCTCTTGCCAGTCAATGAATGGGCCGTTGTCATGATAAAACTGCCTCTCTTCTACATTGAAGGGGAATGTCCCTACGCAGACGTGGTCTATATTGGCCTCAAAGTGGTTAATTTCATCTGCATAGAAGCCGTAATCCTGATATATCTTATCCGCTCCCATTTCCTCAAATTCAAAGTCTGGCCACAGGGTAAGGGCCTGGGCGCGTATCTCATTGATATTGCCCTTGATGCGGTTGTAATCTCCGATATTAAAATAATCACCGGACTGCCAGTCTGTTTTTGGCTGTTGCCACATAACTCATGTCCCTCCTCGCTTTAATGGTCCCGCTCAGTCCACCATTGAATTTCAAAGTATGGTCCGTCACCCGTATCAATAAATCCGGAACATACTTATTTTCCAGAAAGGCAATGTCATTGGCATCCATCCTGGGTTCCCCACGATACTGCAGGTCATATTCCCGGTCCGATTTGAGGTAATCTCCTATCCAATCAGCCAGATTGGCTGCATGGGCCCCATCTGACACCAGGGGGTTCTCCCAGGTTTCCAGGCTACCCGTTGGGTTGAGCTGCCTGCTGACCTTAGTCTGCGTTATAAGGTATTCCTTACCCATAACCGCCACCTCGGTGGCCCCCGCAATGCCTGTAAGCTCCACCGTGGCATAATAGGCACTGCTGCCTATGATTGTTGCTGTCTGACCTTCTGACGGTTCTATGAGCCCCACTGACAAGTCGTAGGAGGCATTGGACAGGTAAAACGTATATTGGTTATCCTGTTCTGTCACTGCTATAGTCTCCCTCACAAGCTCCTTTGTGTCCTCTGTACTGAGATTGTATATGGTGCGTACCACCTGCAGTTCCCTGACTCTGGCCAGCTGCGTGCCCTTTGGGGTTTTGGTCAGCTCCACACCATACTCAAGGATATAATCCGTGCTGTCACCGAAGGTTATGTTATCCAGGACCACACGATTATTTGGACATCCTCGGACAAATTCCAGTTCCAGGAAGTCAAATTCCGGGAACTCATGGCTTACCACATAGGTCTGGGTGAGCCCTGAAACCATGTAATCCTCCTGCAATGCACCATTGTAATAGGCATGGAACACGACCGTATCCGGACAGTTCTGCCCGAATTCCAGGGTCAGTCCAAAGCACTTATACGCTGCCTCCATGGTTATTCCAACAGTAGGGTTATCTGCAAACAACCCATCATCTCCAGCGACGGCCTCCGATACATAGCCCGTATTGAGATATGTGATTCCATCGGTCTGCCTTGGAAGGAAATATTGTGTGCCGGATACACCTGTATAATCCTGACCAGGCAGGGCATACGTTTCCTTTTTCGCATGGTCCAGGATGGCTGCTGCATGAGAAAAGTACGTCTCGTTGTCAGATGTCGCTACCATATCCGGCACAAAACTGGATTTAAGGATTATTCTACCGGCCCGGTTCTGATACAGGATACACCTGCCGGCATTAGCAATCAGCTGCAGGGCTTCCTTATGCATTACTACCGGCATCGGGTTGACCACCAGAACATCCTTAAGATATGGATCTATCCAGTAGTTCCGGTAATCCACCTGGGCATCCGTCAGGACGTCCACTGCTATGTCATACAGGCTCATACCATTCGGATGGTACTGGCCGCGGTAATATGTACTGTCCATCCCATCAAAACAATCCGATGCTTGGAAGTCCATTTCCGTATCATCAGCTGACCATGATTTCAGTGCGAGTGATGTCCCCGGAATCCACTCAATCGTCCCATCATCCATGGCTTGACCATAAAGGACCTCAACTTGTTGGCCAATCTCCAAAAAGTTTACCGTGCTCTCCTCATTCTCCACGTCATAGGCCCTGTCCTTGTTATCCACGGTCACATCAAAATCAATAGTGGGCAGCTCCTCCGATATCGGACTGATATGCTCTTTCTTAGTTGCAGACAATATTTTCTTGCTGTCAAAATAGACGCCTATGCCCATGGTAATCTGATTGATGCGGAACCGACTCCGTCCATTGACCATGGCTGCTGGCACAAACCTTAGGAAAGTAGCTCCCTCAAAAATCTCCTCCGTCACATAATGGCCATCCGTATTATTCGTTACATTCAAGGTCCGGTTGTCTGAAATGATGGTAAAATCTACGGGATATGCCTTGCCAAATTCCACCGTCAGCCCCTTAATGTCATATTGAACGGGAAACCGGATTTCAATTTCCCCCTGAAGGCCATCCGTCACGATTCCCTGATTGAGCACCACGTCTGCTGCATCTTTGGGAAGGAAATACATGCTGCCATCCACAGTGGTATAGTCCTGGTCACAGGTTGCATATAGCTCCTGTACCTTGTAGTTATCCATAGGCTTTACTAGGTCGGAATAATAAGTATACACATCCCGCTCAGGTATGTAAGCGGATGCCTGGGCCTGCTGGTTAATCAGGCCGATGGTGACACGCAGGTAAGACAGTGGGTTCCTCCACTTCCTGCGCATCATGTCCTTATATTCATTACTTGCCGCCTGCACTACTTCATCACCCCGCAGTCTATCAGGTTCACCTTACAGTCTTTATACATGGTGGGCAGCCCATCCGGACCTATCTCATCTATCTTGGCCGTCCGGTTCCCCGGATACATCCGCTCTGTTTTCCAGCAGTTGTTTTTCATGTCCGGAAACTTGACCGTCACCACAAACTCCTCAAACTCTTTCAGGATGCTGCTCCAGGTCGCCGCATCCAGATAGGACCACTGCAGGCCGTCAATCTTATCCTGGTCACGGCCCACGCGCTGCCCTACGAATTCCCCCAGGGCGTTCTTTCCCTGGTTCACGTTCGTAGCAATGGTTAGGCCTGGACCCCGGTCATAGTTTGGATATTCATGTCCATTGATATAGATTGGCACTTAGTCCACCTCCTTTATGTAGTCCGCATGGTGTATCCATTACGCTTATCCAGTTCCACTAATTTCTTCTTTATCTCCCGGATGTCGATATTGACCGTCAAGTCCATCTGCTCTATCAGGTCAATGATACGCTGTAGCAGGTCTACCATGATGGACAGATACTGCTCACTCATGTTGTTACTGCTTTGCTGGGATGCCAGGGCCACCGCCCGGTCGACTACCTCCTGCATCCTGTCCTCCCCCGTGCTTGGGCTACCACTTCCTACCATCGCAAGATGCGGTGTAGCATTACTGAAAATTTGTGAAAGACCATTGACCAAAGGGGACAAGCAGGAACTCATTCCTCTCTGTACGGCCGCCGTGATTCCCTGCGTAATCTGCTGATTATTGGCAACTGCTGCTCTACCGCCCCAACTTCCGACCATCTCCGGCAATCCGTTCTCACGTGCTACGAACATCTGCCCGGACTTAGGGAATCCTCCACTCGCGTGCCCCTTTACTGGTGAGTTTGTCCCATAATCCCAGTCATCTCCACCGTCTGAATCATCGTCATCATCCTCGTCCTCAGCATCTTCCTTAGCTTTCTTGAATAGGCTCTTGGCGCCTTCCACAATCCCATCAAAAGCACTGCCTATGAAATCTGCTACGCCTTTAAGCCACCCAACTATATCCTCCCATACAGCCTTTAATCCATCCCATAGTTTCGTCATGATGCCTTTGCCGACTTCAACCATCTCATCAAGCTTGAATACATCCTTGATTTTCTTCCAGATGTTGTCAAACCACTCCTTTATTGCATTCCATTTTTCCTCAATGGTTTTTCTTACTTCATCCCAGATTTCTGACAGCTTATCCCGGATGGCACTAAAGATGTCCTCGGCCTTTTTCTTGATGCCTTCCCACAGGCCGGATGTAAAACTCTTAATTCCATTCCAAATGCGTTCCCACGTAGCTTTTATTGTATTTAGCGTCGTATTTATAATCTGGCCAACGACAGCCAGCACCGTATCTATCACTTCCTGCATAGTCTGCCAGATCTCACTAAGATACTCACACATGCTATCCCATACTTCCTGCCAGCTTACATTAAGATTTTCTGCCAAGAAAGTGATTATTCCCGTAAGCACATTAATTGCATTTGTAACAAACTCTGTAATTGCACCTATCACAAAAGAAAGAATATCTATTGCAGCATTAAACGCTCCCACTATATACGGAGCCAGTGTCTCAATAAACCACTCAGCAAAAGGCTTAAGCTTAGTTTCCCAGACTTCCATCATACTGGCTACTGCAACCTGCACGAATTTGGAAACCGCTTCTATTATTCCATCAAAGGCTACTGCCAACCCTGCAAATGGACCATTCCTTAATGCTTGTATTGCCTCGCCTGCTTTCTGTAACGCAGGGACTAACCACGCATTAAAAGCGTCAAGGATGAGACCTACTGAGTCTGATATCACAGTTGTAATAAAACCGAAAACAGGACTAATCACACCATTATATAAATCATTAATCTTTTGACCGACATAAGTCACTGCATCGGCCATCAGCCCTATTACAGGGGCAAAGAAGTCTGCTAACCCAGACAACGCCTCAATAATCTTGTCCTTATTATCAATGATAGGCTGAAACAGGAGGCCCGTGATATCTGTAATAAAACTCGCACTTAGCTCCATTACATTCAGGAATGTATTGCCAAATACGGCCATGATATCCGCACCAATCTGCTGAAAGCTATCAAGTCTTAATACTGCAAAAATATCTCCTATGGCTTGCGCATAACTTCCTGCAAGTTTCGCAAATTCAGAACCAGTGTTAAATAATGCAACAAGTTTCTTTTTGATGAAGTCCTTATTCTGGTCAAGGTATTTGGCAATTGAGCCACACAAGAAATCCGCTATGGAAGCCCCTATACTGGCGGCAGAACCCGCTACTTTGCCCAGGTTAATGGCCAGGATATTAGCAAATCGGTTGGCAGCCTGTTCCACCTCAGGTGATGTAAATATATCCGTCAGGCTATCCTTGATGCTCTGGATGGACTCTTTCATGCTGTCCAGGACACTGGTATCACCAAATCCAACCTTGAACCCTGCCATGAACAGGTTCTTAAGCTGGTTGGCTTTGTCAATCAGTCCCTGGTACTTGTTGTCCATCTCGTCCACAGCCGAGGTATCAAGCTCGCCCATGTCAAATTCATCTGCGGAGTACCCACCGCCAGCTCCGCCTCCGGAACCGCCTCCACTGGAATCCGTATCCGGGCTGATGATGTTGAGCTCGTCAATGCCGGTGGTGATGCTCTTCATGTCCTTGGCGGCCTTCTTGGTAGCCCCACCAGCCCCACCTGCAGCTGCTCCCGCCTTATCGGCTGACTGGGCCATCGCATCCATACCGGCCGTGGCTGCAGATGCACCTCCCCCGCCCTTCTTCCCGGTTACCATCTCCGTGAATGCCTTGAAGGCATTGGCCAGGCTCATCAGCTTACTGATGATGCGGTTGATTACCTGGATGACCGGTGTCAGTACATTAATGAGTCCTTGTCCGATTGTGGCTTTAAGGCTGTCAAACTGCAGCTTCAGGACACGCACCTGGTTTGCCCAGCCATCCGCCGTCCGGATGAAGTCCCCGGATGCCAGGGACAGCTGGTCCTGCACAAACTTATACCGCAGCGCCACCTTCTCAGCCTCAGACATCTTTGCCGTCACCTTACCATAGCCATTGGCCAGGGCATAGCTGTCAAGGGCGCTCTGGGTCATGACAATGCCAAGGTCCTTAAGAGTCTCTGTTTCACCCGTGAACACGGATTTCAGCTTTGTATAGGCCTCGTCCTGGCTAATGTTGTAGAAGGACGCCACGTCCCCAGCCAGACCAGTCAAGGTCGTGGACATCTCATAGGCTGCCTGTTCACCAAAACCGAATGCTTTAGCCATTGCGCCGAAGGTGCCAGTAAACCTCTTAGCCATGGTCTCGGACAGGCCAAAGGAAGTTATGGCGTTCTTGGCAAAGTCGTCCACCTGTTTGGACATACGTGGGAACGTGACATCCACCACATTCTGGACTTCCGCCAGGTCGGACCCCAATTCAATACACTGTGCGCCGAAGTCTATGATTTTCTTTACTGCAAACGCCGCCGCGAGAGCAGCTCCCGCCTTTTTAGCCAGCCCCTGTATTCCGGCCATCTGCTGTTTAAATTGATTCTGGTTGACCACAAGGTCAAGGCCAATCTGGCCTACGCTGTCAGCTGCCATACATATCACCTGCCTTTTAATTCAAAAGCAGGCTCTGGCTCGCTACTCCTTTGGTGCGGCTCTAGGCTCTGTCATTTTTATATCCAACCTGTTTATGGTTTTACATCTGGGACATTTAATTTCCCCCTTAACGTATTCCGCCAGGAGAAGGGTCTGTCCACATCTTACACATCTTACTTTCTCAATCTTAACCACCTCCGCACATAGCCGCAAACATCTTCTCCAGGCCGGCCATTTCCTTCTCGAAGGTTTCCCCATCCATTTCTTTCATTTCCCGGTTACGCCAGTCATCATATATCCGGCGCTGGTCCTTTGTATAATGTTTGATGATATCCTTATCCGTTTCGGACCGGATGGCTACCACACGGCCTAATGCCGTCTCCGGGGACAGGCCGGCAATCAGTGCCTTGAATTCGTCCCAGGAGACTGTTTCAAATTCTTTCGTTCGTATACGCAACCCGTACTGCGACAGGAAGCTGGAGACTATCAGGTCCCAATCCTCAAACATATCGTAGTACGGGTCACTGCTCTCCCCCGGCAGGTTCCTCCATGCCGGAAATGAGCTGGACCGCTTCCTGCACTACAATAATCAAGTCATTGAATCCCAGTTTCATCCTCTCTATCTCTTTCTTGGACTTTTCTAGGAACATCATGTCGTAGGCCTCCAGAATTTCCTGTGCACCAGGGTCATTAGCCGACATCAGTCCCATGACCTTAAGCATGGTCGGGGCATCCGCATTCACTTCTATGGCCTTTCCCTTGATTACCAGGGATGGATTCCCTTCAAAACTCAATTTATCTGTGATATCTACTTTCCTTGCCATTCGTTGTTCCTCCTTATGCTCCTGGTGTGGGCGCCGGTGTAAATGTCGGGGCGCCATATCCCGTCACTTCAAATTCCAGGGTGTCAATGTTGGTTGTATCACCGCCGCCCGGAGTGGTCACATTCACAACCACGTCACAGGCCAGCTTTGCGCCGGATACCATGGTCCACTCAAACTTCGTCATGACGTCCTGTCCGAACTTCCAGGCCAGGCCGGCAATATAGTCATTGGCCGGGTCACCTACTGACCTCTTTCCTTTGAAGGAAAATCCCAGCTTCTTTCCTGTCATGGCTGCTTTTGCCCAGCCCTTCGCATCCATGGCATACCATTCCTCTACGGTACCGTCAATGGACGGAGCGAAATTCTCCAAATCTAACGGTACAGCCATATTCTCCTCTGTGCTTTCGAGGCCTTTTATGCCAAACTTAAACACATTGTTATGCACCGGATAAACTTTTCCTGCTGCATCTGCCATATCTCATTCCTCACTTTCTCTGATACACAAAATCCAGCCATATCGCATATTCATATACACCTTTTTCATCCGTTCCCACGTCAACCGGTTCCGGTACCTGGAGGATGATACAATTAATGGGTGTACCCCCTATGGACAGGCTGGATACGTTTTTAAGTTTCTCATACAGCTCATAGGCGGCCCGCTCTGATGCCTGTACATCCCTGTCCCAATGGACCAGCAGGGAGATGCGCCGGATGTCGTAGCTGCCATAATCATGTCCCCCCAGGGCCATCACGGGAGGACCGCTGCCCTGCCGGTGATATACACCAATGGAATGGTCCTTCTTGCTGTTCAGCTTCCCGATATAGACATTCCTGTCAGCCGTAATTCCCAGGCCTCCTATGTATCCCCGGATGTCATCCAAGGTCAGCATCATATACCACCTACTTTCTTGTAAAACCGCTTAAATGCATTCCTGGCAAAATCCTGGCTTACTCCACCAGGTAACCACGGTTCGTACCATTCACCGCCGGCAAACGGGTTCTCATCCGTCTGGAAATTGTATTCCGGATGAAAATACAGACGCCGTGCATAGGGAGTGTTTACCACCAGCGTCGCTTTCCCTTGACCACATTCTTTGTAATCCGCAAAAAAGCTGTCCTCCTCCAGGTGACCTGTGTCAAAAGGCATCACCTGGGCCTGGACAACCTCCGTGTGTAGTGCCTCCGCTGTCATCTCCAAGGCAGTCACTGCCGCCTGTGTCAGCTGTTTAATCCGCGGGAAATTCATCTTCACAGTTGATTTAACCTGCATCAGACCACCTCCAACTGGCAATAGTTCACCGTCCCGTCCAGGTTTCTGGCCTTCATCCCCTGCTCTATCCTCCGCTCTTCCCCGAATATGGTAACGGTACCCCCGCTTAAAGTTGGGAAGTCTGGGGCAATGTCTCCGGGGAACAAGGCCGTACCTGTTATCTGCACCAGCTTCTTTTCTGTGGTCAGAATGGTCTTGGCCCGGTCCTGGAAGTTGCATTTCAATTCCAGGTCCAGCGCCTTCTCCGGCTGACCGTGGTTATCCGTGTCCTCCGACTCCAGATGGACATGTATATCTGTCTTACATAGCCGTTTTGGAACTAAGCATGGATATTTCATGGTTCACCTCGCTAACCGGCAGCAAAGGCCCGTCTGGGACAGCAGGGCATACACATCACGCTTCATAGCCACGCCCTTGTCCGTAAATACGTTCCAGCTGCTGCCAAACTGTGCCGACACCCCGTTGATGCTGTAGCCCTGCAGGATGGTGTTAATCTCGTCTGCGTTCTCCCATTCAAAGTCCGCCTGCTGGCAGACCACTTCTTGGATAACATCCTGCTGGAAGGCTGTCAGATTAGAAAATCCCCGGCCCACAATACGGTTGTAGGTCAGGGAATCAACGTGGCGGCTGGCCTGCTTAAGAGCCTTGTCCAGCTCGTCCATGGGGATTACATCTCCCTTGTATGCATCACAGTAGTAGTCATAGGTGACATAGGGTTCATAGGGCATGTTATTCACCCGCCTTTTTACTCTCCGCTTTCTTTGCCGGTTCCTGCTTTGGGGCCTGGAGGGCTGCAATCTCTGCTTTCAAAGCTTCGTTTTCAGTGTATCTTTCAGCCGCTATGTTCTGCAGATGCTCAATCTCTTTAACCGCCTTCATGTATTCATCATAAGGCACTGTCTTTCCGCGTCCATACGCAGTCACCCGGCCGTCATCACCCACAATATCAAAACCAGCATCCTGATAGGACTTCTGCTGGCTTTCATCAATGGTGTACTCTTTATTTCCCTTAACTGCTCTCATACTATCTCCTTACGCTCCGGCTGCCTCTACGTTCATGGCACATCCCTCCACCTTCTTTTCCAGAAGGAACAGGTCGCCATAGCAACGGTTCTGATACAAATATCCGTCCGCCGTTCTTGAATCCGTCCCTGGGGTGAACAGCTTGATATAGCTGTACTTATCCCGGCATACTACGCAGGAAGTATGAATCAGAATCCAGTTAATCTGCTTGGCGTCAGCGGAAGCTACACAGCCGGTTGTAAAATCATACTTCGTCTTCATCCTGGCTGCCGGAACCATCTTTATGGTCACATCATCCAAGCTATGTACCTTACGGTTGATTGTGGACGGGGATGCGACGGTCATAACCCTCTGGAGTCCTTCTGCCTCCTTCACAATCTTATTCATGGTTGGGGTGACATACAGCATCCTCCCCTCCTCCGGAACACCGGCCTCGTCCATCCTCGCCATTTCCTCGTCAAATGCTTCCAAGAAATTGGCTGCCGTAATCACATCGGTACTAATACGGCCTGAATAGGTGGTCAGCTCTGCATGAAGTTTAGAATAGCGGTAGGAATCCTTTTCCGGGATAGCTTGTTCGGTCTCAAACGTGTTCTGTATGTTTGCCACGGATAAGGTCAGGTTTGTTTCGTCAATGTCCATGGGGTCAATCCAGAACTCCACATCCCTGTCGTGTTCCAGCTTCTTTGCCTCCCAGTCATTACTCAGGGTGCCTACATTGAATCCCGGTGTCCTGGTATGGTCCTTATACCCAGTCACTGCCATCCTTGGAAGTTTGATAGTCTGGGCATTGATGAACTTCACCTGCTGGTTACTCTGTGTTAAAGCATCAGAGCATAATTCCTTTGCGTACTTCTGCTGGAGCAGCTGTGTAAAGGTTGTTGCATAATCATATACTGCCATTTCTTAATCCTCTCTTTCATTAAAGTCCGAACGCCTTTTTAAGGGCGTCGTCTGTCGCCTGCGTCTGCTGTTGCCCACTGGCAGCTCCCACCTGGATGAACCCGGTGGAGCCTGATGCCTGGGGTTTCAGCGCCGGCACGTCCTCAAGTACCTTGTCCAGAGCCGCTTTAAGCGCCTCATCGTTGATTTTCCCATCCTGCCCCATGACCTGACTTAAGTCGGCCATCTTAAGGACATATGGAATTGTTTTGGCATCAATCCCCAGTGATACTGCCGCCATGGTGGCTGCACTGTCAATCATGGCCTTCTGAGCCACTGCCTGAGCCTGGGTGAGCTGCTGCTGGATTGCACCTACATCTGGCTGCTGGGCCGCCTTCTGCTGCTTAAATGTGGCAATGGCCTGTTCCATTTCTTCCTGGCTGAGCCCCTGCTGCTTGAAGTAGGCTTTCAAGGCCGTGTCCTCCTTAGCGGCCAGAGTTCCTTCCAGCATTTGCTGGATTTTAGCATAATCAATTGCCGGGGATGCCTGCTGTCCTGTTTGAGTTTGTGTCTGCTGCTGATTCTGACCTCCTGCCGGCGGCTCTGCTCCACCTGCGGACTCAGCAAATAACTGTAAGTTCATACGTTTCATCATCCATACCTCCATTTTAAGGGTGTCACCCTGTAATTTTTATTGCATCCATTGTCATCAGTGTCGCTGGCCACGCAGCAGTTTTAAGCCATGCTCGTGTTTGGGCGTAAAAATAACACCCGGGATAGTCCCGCGTGCTTATCGCAAATTATAACCTATCCGTTTCATGTTTCTTGTTACAGCATTAATGATTTCATCTTCATCCAGATGTGCTGTAACATCCATGGAAACTTTCGTCACAGCCGGCTCGTAAGTTGCAAGGAAGATATCCGGCTTACACGGATATATCTCTCCAGCTATACCACGGATAATATAATCCCCCACACTGGCCTCATGTACACCTTCCAGAGTCTGAATCATGAATTTCACATCCGGCGTCCCTGCATTTTCAAACCACACCACCTTGCTTTTGATAGCCTCGATAATCCATTCAGGGTCATCCTCCTGCTCTGGTCCTCCTGTCCATTGAAAAGCCTCAATTACCACTGGTTTCTTTCTGTATTTCATTCTTATCCTCTCTTTCCGTTGCGATATCGCAACAAATAAAATACCACCGGCCATTACTGACTGGTGGTATCATGTTTCTTTTTATATTCTTCCAGCTCTTCTTTTGTCGGCATCGGAATCACAATATCATCATGATCCTGAGCAAAAAACGTCCCTTTTGGATACTCGCCGATTGGACGATCAACGTCCCGAAAACTTACTATATGCTTTTCTTTCATTTTTCCTCCATAAAATATGTAAAACCATACTTTGATGTCAGTTTATCTAGGATGCGTCTCTGATATTCAATTGAGTAGTCATTATCTGTTGTAATCCGACCAGACAATACCTCTTCATACATTTCATTCTGTAACGATAACTGGATCTCAGAATATTCTTTTTCCAACTTTTCAAAGGAATTGATTCCTTCCGGCCATTCCGCAGGCTGTCTTATGACATACACCCCATCACGACCAATGGCACGCAACTCTGTGACACCAGTTCTGCCCATCATATCAATATCATCTACTGAAAAGGTAGCTCCACTTGGATGATTGTGGGTTAACACACCACCTGGCATTAGCGCTGTCTCTTCATCGGTATACACAATCCTGTCTTTTTCTCCGCGTTTCTTTAAGATACGGTTTCCTTGGGAATCGTACAATATCCCATATTCATTTTTATGTCCAGCAATGGAAGCCTCGTCAAGCCTACGTCTTTCAATTGCATCATCCGACCACCCATCTGTTTTAATTATACCAGAGTCCTGATACTTGGCAAGCCTTCGTTTCCAGTCTTTTTCTTTTGCCGTATACATGGTCTTGTTTTCAGGAGATAATGAGTGTTCTGCCAGCCTCCCATACTTTTCTGCCTGCCTTGATACATACTGCTGCTCTGCTTCCTTCTTGTTTGCCAGTCCAATATTTTTCAATTCCTTTTCCGTCCAGGTATCGTCCGCCGTGGAGATGCCAGGGAAATAGGTTGTATGACTGTCCTTGCATCTGGGGTGATACAGTCCGGATGCTATGGCCTTACTCATGAGGGGATACGGCCCATCGGATTTCTTTCCGCCGGACCAGACATCGTCAATCAGGACTTTACCAACAAAGGGCAGACACTTAGGACATGGGTTGCCGCGCTTAGCCATGATGACCGTGGCAATCCCCCATTCCTGCCTCTTCTCCCCCTCGCCCTGCAGGTAAGCCCGCTTGGATGCCGTCCGGATGGCCATGTCTGCATAATCCGCCAGGGTATGACGGGCACCATTGGCATACTCCACACAGTTCAACCCGCGGGAAAGCAGGTCCTTGGTGGCCATGTCCACAGCCTTCTCATAGGTGCCGGCGCCTGAATTGGCATATACCTGGGCGTTGAAAATGGCCTTCCGGTAATCATCATTAGCCATCCTGAGGACTGCCGTTTCAGCTCGCTGCATATCATTGGTCGTGGCCTGAATTAGTGCCTCTAACTTCCGGTCATTCATCCGGAAGAACTCTGCCGTGGCTCCCTGGCTGACTTTCTTTGCCGGGAACCCATTCCGGATCGCGTTCAGAATTTGTATTTCCTGCTGCATGTTCCCCTTCTGCCGGGCAATCTGGATAAGCTCACCCATTTCCTTGTTTAGGTTCCGAAATTGCTTTCCATACCGCTTCTGGTTGTCCTTTTTGTACCTCTCCAGGGCTTTCAGCTGTTCCGTTTGCCACATGGACCACTCAATACCTTCCTTGGTCTCCTCGGCCTGATGCCTGTCCATGTTGCGAATCATGGATTTGATAAGCTCATCCTCTATGGCCTGGAAGGCGGCACCGATATTATACTCATTATGTTGCACTCATCAGCGCCCCTTCCGCACCCAGGGCGCCACTTTCCATCAGTTGACCACCTTTGTTGGAATACACTCTGTATCCCTGGGCCTTAAATTGTCGTGTCAGACTCTTAAGCTGTATGACGCTGCTACACTTATCACAGCGCAGCTCTGCATATCCCTGCTTCTCAATGGCGTATATCCCGAACGGCACCTGCTCACTTGCCACCTGCAGCAGCCCCTGATACTCCTTCTGGTTCATCTGGTACAGGTGGTTCATTACCTTGACCTTCATCCGGTTCCCCTCTCTTCATGTTCAGTTGGAAGCCACCAGCAGACGTACTGATTCCGGGTTCCTCCACTTCCGCAATGCCCTGCTCTGCCTTCAGCCGCGCTATCTCCTCTTGTTTCCATGCATCATCCTTGCTGTCCCCATACAGCTCTTCTACCTGGGCCTCAATGCTCATCATAGGAGCACCGGGCCGGGCCTTGGCCAGGGTCTCCACCTGGCTCTCAAAGGATGGGTTGGCGTACTCGCCGAATGGGATGTCCACCTTGACCTCCTCCGCATCCTTTCCATGCAGGAAGTTATATGCGTTGATGGTTGCCCCCACCAGCTCAGGCAGGGTTTCCTGCAGCGCCTCCACGATGGCGTTCCGGGTATACAAGGTAGCTTTTTCTTTCTCACGCTGAGCCTCAGCATTATCCAGCTTCTTGACATCAATTCCCAAAGTGCTGGGACTTATGACCCCCTGCAGACAAAGGTCCAGAGCTGTACAGTAAGATGCAAGATAACTGTCATGGGGTATTGCCGGCTGCACCACGTTGACCTTGTTATCCGCACTTTCTGACATGTCGTTATCAGAGGCAAAATACTGATTATCAAAAGAATTGGGGCGAATAATCTGCCCGGTCGCTGGGTCGTGCGGTATCAGGCACTCAGGAATATATGTCCTGGCTCGTCCAGCGCGTAGGGCATCCATCCACTGGGACCAAGCCTCGTCAAAGGCGTCAAAGCTGTCCAGCTTACCATCAAAGATGCTGCCGCCGCGTCCTTCATATTTGGTGGACTCATACACCTGCAAGGGTACTGCCAGGATGACATTATCATCAAACTTCGTGTCCTTGATGCCCTTGGTGGCGTCGATAGCATTGAGGGGCACCGAAGTGTCACCCTTGTACAACTCGTTGTATATGTAACCATATCCATAATGCTCATATAGGACATACTGCTGATGGCCAGCCTTATACGGCGTCTTGAACACGACCTCCTTCACCCGGTCCCGGTTCCGGACAATCTCAACGCGTTCCCCTGGATACCATTCCAGGATGGGGAACTCGCTGACGGTCGTATCAATCGTGACCTTAAAGGCTCCATCCCCGATGTATAGGACCTCCTTTAAAGCCTTCTCCATTTTACGAGTGAACTTATTATCTTTTGCAATGTCCTCCCACAGTTGCCGCTGCCGGTCATTATCCGCAAAGTCAAAGTCATTCATATCATCCAGGACAATGCCTGAGAGGATGCGGATAATCAGCCCAGGCAGACCGGTATGTATCTTGCGCATCTCCATACCCGGAGTGCACCTGCTGGCCCAGAATTTGTATTTGTCAGCGTACTCGGGAGCCTGCTGGTACATCTGTTCCAGCTCATTGCCATCCCCGCGGTACCAGATGCGGTTCCGGATGGCATTAGCCTCGAAGTCCAGGACCTCGTTAATCTGGATGCAGTTCCCGCTGGCCGGCACCACATTCAGCCAGGTACGAATGCCACGCTTAATTGTCTCATTCATGTTGTTCAGCCACCTCATTTCTTCTCAGCCTCCTCAAATCCAATCAGGTTCCGGTATGGTATCCATGCATACTGATTGGCATTAATGGTATGGTCGTTCCTGTCCTCTGGCTTGTCCTTCTCATCATCCCAGCTGTACCGGTCCAACTCGGACAGATGCTCCATGCAGGTATCAACTACCAGGTAACAGCCCTGCTGTATCCAGCCCAGCTGCAGGTTGATACGGTCCAAAATCTCCGGTCGCTTGTAGGAATCGTAAAAATTATACAGGCAGCCCTTAAGCCGCTTGTATTTGCGCAGCTCCGTGATGGTCGCCTGGTCCGCATTGTCTATGTACACATCCTTGGCAAATCCCCAATCCTTCCGGCACTGCTCCAGGAAGCCCACAAACTTGACTGCTGTGTCACTGGGCGCCAGCGGGATGTCAAGCTTGGAATTGTTATAGACTTTTTCGGACAGGGTGATAAGTTTCCTATCCTCCGTGATTCCCTGGAATATCATGGCTATGGTATCCGGGGACTTGGAAGAGTAGGATGTGTCCAGGGCCGCAGTGAACTTTTTAAATTTCAGTGCCTTGGCCTGCTGGACTGTGATGACATGCTTAGACCGCTCAAAGTTGGAGAATATCAATCCGGTTGCCTTACCACGCAGGCCTTGAATCTTATTCTTCCAGATTTTCGTTCCCTTCGGGGTATTGGTCATTATCTGTTCCAGTTTTTCCTTGCTCAGGCCCAGGTTATGGGCAAAAGAAAAGAACCAATGTACCCAGCCGGGTTTTGGCTCCTCTTGCAATTCGTCTTTAATTTCCTTTGGTGTCTCTGATTCCCATTCGGGCAATGGCCGGGAGCAGTTGATATACTCCTTGTAGACATCTAGGCCAGGGTCATCCGGATTGAGCGTGGCCATCAGGTAATCACTCCGCATGGCGGCCTCACGCACAAACTCTATGTCGGCCGTGTTAATCTCATCAATGTACAGGCATCCGTACTGGCCGCCCAGTGCATCCTTCCACTTGCGCTTGTTGCCATAGCCGACAACAAAGATTATCTTATCACCGCCGGATGTGTGGAAGAGGATGTGGGGCATGTTATAACCACCTCCGCCGTTACCTTTGTACTCCACCAGTACGCCGAAGTCATCCAGGATACCCAGGTCCTTCTGGATGATGTTCTTCTCGGCGGCGCCTGTATCATCCGCAGCCAGGATGTGCAGCTTCTTTGGGCTTTCGGCTACCTTAAGCATGAACTTGAACAGGCCTACCGTAGTCTTTCCGGCTGCCGTGGTACCCTCCAGGAACTCCACCGGCGCATCACAACGCAGGAACGCCTTGTACTTATCCGACAGCAGCAATCTCTCCGCACTCATTACCCACCACCACGCATCTGCTCAAGAAGGTCATCCAGTTTGGTCTTTTCGGTATCCAGGCCACCTGACAGCTCCACCTTGTCTTTGAACATCCCCAGATGACGCCCCAGGAGCTCCAATGCCTTAAGCTTATCGGACAGTTTGTATTTTTTGATATATCCAACAAACTCCTTATCCTCTCCAGCCCCCTCATAAACATCCATGACTTCCAGGCCGGCAATGCATGCCGCCGTTTCATTGTACAGACTTGCAATATCCAATGGCTTTCCACTGTCATCAAACAGCTTCCGGATGTCGAAGAAGCCCAATTTTGCCAGTTCCTGCAGTACCATATCCTGGGTTATCTTTGTGCGCTTCTCGCGTTCTTTCATACGTTTCTCAATATAATCTGCAACGTTAGCATTTGTTAGCAATCTACTACCGTTAGCCCTAGCTGCTTCATCCTTCTTGACCTTCGAATACGCGACCTTGTAAGCCCTGGTGGCATTAAGGTCAATTAGGTATTCATCTGCAAATATCTTCTGTTTTGGCGTTAATGCCATCTGGCTCACCTCCTTTTGGGTATAGAAAAAGAGCCGCCCGGAGGTGGCCCCTTACTTATTGGTATTCAATAGTACGTACAGGACGCGTATACAGCGCTACAACTTATATTCCAACCTTTCTTACAATATTAATATTCTGTAGTCCTGAATATAAAGCATTTAATATATCTTGTTCAAATAGATTTCCACGATATTCCACATTTTTTTGCTTCCGCTTTACATACTTTTAATTCCCTTCGTCTATTAAATAAATCATTTAAAAGTTTCCTTTGCAATCGCATTGTTAACATCATAAGAGCGTCTTCAAATGCAGTAAGGTTATTGTCAATATCCTCTATACTGCCTTTTCGTATAGAATTAATAAAATTCCTTATTTTTTCGTCACATTCCTTTGTTGGGTCTTCAAAATCAAGAAATATATAAAAATAATTTTTAAGTTTTCTGTCAACTTTTATTAACAAATCCGCTATCTTATCAGCTTTTAAAAAAACTTGATCTTTTATATCTTCCAATGCATCTCTTTCTACTTTTAAATCACAACCTATATCTAATGTTATATCATCAATTTCATTTAAAAACTCAGACACATTAGTCCATATTTGCAATTTCAAGCTTAACCTTAACGATGCCCTTTCGCTAAGCTTTCCAATAATTAAGGTTAAGATGCCACCCGCTATTACTCCAGCCATAGTTGACACAAAACTCGACTCAAAAAATTTTATAATACTATTTATGTAATTCATTAAAATATCCCCTTTTCACTTTCATCCATTATACACCAAAATCTGACAAAAGAAAAGCCCCCGCATCACCGCAGGGACTCATCCAAAGGAGAAAATCTGTCTATGTATCTGGAAAACATCATGGGGGATAAAACCAGATACCTCACCGCTTGCATACCCTGCGGCATTGTCCCGTAATGTACGGGTCTGTCTTATGAGGGATTACACAATACCGGTTAGTCAGCCGCCAGGGTGTGACACCTGGCGGCCGTTGCTTAAATGGGGGAGGATGCTTCCACCCT